ATTCCGTGTCGCTCCCCTATTTTGATACCACAAAGATAATACAAAAAATGGAAAAACCAAACTTTTCATATATTTATTATTAAAATAAATATCTATGCCCAATACAAACGACTCTCACGGGGAATCTAAAATAATATTTGAAGATGAAGATTGGTTAATTGTAGAACCTATGGACTACGATTCCTACATATATTACGCTCCGGATAAAATGCACGATAATTGGAGAAATTTTAGGAATGGTGATTTATATTGTATTGTTAATAAAGAAGAGTCCTCAGAATCCGGATTAAAAACGTATATGATTTTCAAAGATGAATACGGTAAAATATCGTATTATAATTGGAACGGTGGTAAATTTGATAATAAAGTTGATTTCTTTGATAATATATCTGAGGATATTAAACCCCAAATAAGTGAATTAATTGGTGTTGGTAAAACTTATGAATTATTAACTAAAATTGCCAATGGTGAAGAAGTTAGTAGTCGTGAATTGGAGGATGTTGACGAATTGATTTATGATTTGAAATACTCTCCGAAAGCGCCATTCAAAAGTAAAATAATTATTAAGTTTGATGATGATAGTGATTACATTCAATTATTCAACCCTAGTGATGACGATATGTGGTATTATAATGCTATTACAGGAAACTACGATACCTATGAGTGGGAAGACGATTATCAAGCCAGAGAAGATTTTGGTGAAGGATATTTTTTTAACGTATTTAATGAAGAAAACCTTGAAAAGGTTAAAGAAATTCTATCAATTGTAGAACCTAGTTCAGTTACGTTAGAAACTGACGAACAAAAATCATCTGCGGGTGGAAAATTACTTGATATGTTTGAGACTGAAATTGAATCTATTATTTATGAATATACCGCGGAACAAAATCAATGTAAAACCAGAGGGTTTGAAAAAATGATTAAAGATGATTTATGTGACGTGTTTTATAACTATGGCATTTTTAAAACATATTGTTTTACAGAATATTTTACAAGTGTTGGTATATTATTGTCTTTATATGATTCAATGAAAGATAAAACATTAACTATTAGTGAATTATTATTTAAACTTGGTTCAGAAATGAACCTTGCTGGTTGGGGTGATTTTATTTACGATGTTGATTGTGTGGATTTTGACCAAGAGTCATTTGATAGGGACGCCGGTAGATACTTAGATAACATTATGGGGAAACTTGAGGATGAATCCCAATATGAAGACATCTATGAGTATGCTGAATTATACAAACGAATTGATGATAGATTCAAAATTAATAAACGATACGAGACTAAATCCGGAAGAGAATTTTTTTACCGGGGAATTAACCCAAAAAATAATAGAATACTTATTCAGGTATTCAACAGAGACGGTACTGTGGGGATGGAAGATAGGAGTTATAATGAAGAAGAATTTGAAAATTTCTTAGTTTCACCCGATTTATTTGAAAGTAAAAAAAATCGTAGAATATATTAACATTAAAATAATTTGTTGTATCTTTGCTGAATGGAAAGAGATTATCAATTATTAAAAGACGTTTTGTCGGTTCCGACTAAAACATATCAAGAAGACCTTATGGTTGAATTTCTAATCAATTGGTTAGAAGAAAATGGGATTCCCTTCAATGTGGATGAACATAAAAATATTTACGCTATAAAGCAAACAGATGAATTTATAGATTATTTCCCCTGTGTAATTGCTCATACGGATACGGTCCATAACATCGACACGATTAATATTCGTGAGGAAATGTTACAAAACAATCAATACGAAATTAAACCAGCGTTAAAGGCGTATAACGATTTTGGAGAACCAACCGGTATTGGTGGTGACGATAAATGTGGTGTTTATGCTTGTTTGGAATTATTAAAAGAATTACCAAATCTTAAAGCGGCGTTTTTCGTGTCAGAAGAAACCGGATGTCACGGGTCCAAAAAGGCTGATGTTAATTTCTTTATGAATGTTGGTTATGGTATTCAGTTTGATGCTCCGGGAAATAGAATGGTTACCGAAGTCTGTATGGGAACAAGATTATTCGATAGAGATAGTAAATTCTTTGAAGCTTGTAATGGTGTGTTAAACGAAAGTTTTAACGGGGAACAGGAATACTTCTCAAATCCATATACAGATGTTTACGTTTTAAAGAACAAGTTTGATTTCTCCTGTATCAATTTTGCGATAGGTTATTACGACTATCACACAAGAAATGAGTATGTGGTTGTTGAAGATGTTTATAATGGAATAGAGACCGGTAAAAAGATGATTAAAAGATTGGGAAATGAAAAATACCAATATGTTTTAGAACCAAATCATCGTAGAATGTTTTAAAAATTTAAGAGACTCCGGTCTCTTTTTTTTTTATATGATATTTATAAATAAAATATTTTATGAAAAAACTATATTTCTTAGACGAAGAGGAAAGACAAAGAATTTTGAATATCCACGAAAGTGCAACAAAAAGACAATATTTGAGCGAACAGACTGTTCAACCGGTTGTTATAACAACAAATGATAAATCTTTTGATTATAAATTTGAGAATGGAAAATATCTATTTAAAGGTAAAGGGGTTATGGCCTCAAAATACCCTAATTGGGTTGAATCTAAAACTACAAAAGGAATTACTGCAATAAAAGCGTTGTTTGATAAATTACCTAAAACTGATAGTACAGTCGTTAAAACTGCCGTACCACCAGTAAATACTGTTGTTGGAGGTGATGCGTCATCAGAAGTAATTAAAAAACCTGTCGAAGCAAATGTTCCGACAAATAAAAACGCACAAGTCCAAGGTGCTGCCGTTGTAGGAGGTGGGAATTCAACACCAATGGATTTAAATAGTTTAATTGGAGAATAAAAATAATAATAAAAAAACAAAAAAATGAAAAATTTATTTAACAACATCTCACAAGATGAGAAACAAAGAATACTTGAAATGCACTCAGGTAATAAAAATGTATTATCAGAACAAGATTCATCTGTTCCCTCAACAAATGTTATGGGTACCCCTAATTTCCAATCAAAATTTGGTGTAAAATATTCTAATGTAATACCAGGTGATAACACATACGCATATGCTAGATGTGAAGGTATTTGGTTCGCACACAATTTAAAAACCGGAAAAGAATGGGATTTACGTAAAAACCCAAAATGGCAAAGTAGTATTGATATGTTAAATAAAAAATTCCCAAATGCTAACAATTGTGTGTCTAGAATTGGTAAAAAATAATTATAAAAAAAAGAGGACTATATGTCCTCTTTTTTCTTTCTTGTCTTTTTCACAACTTCCGGTTTAACTACCACTTCTTTCTCTACGGATATAAGAGTGTATGGAACACTCTCCACCATATTTCCTTTGATAATCTCTTCAGACACAAAATCCTCAATCTTATCTTGGATTGCTCTTTTAATTGGTCTAGCCCCGTAGGTCTCATCAAATCCGACTTCGGAGATTAGGTCTAAAATAGTCTCATCAAATGTGATGTCATATTTCAACCCAACTAATCTTTTAGATAATTTATCCAACTCCAATTTAACAATCTTTTTAACATCGTCTTTAATTAAAGTGTTAAAGATAACAACCTCATCAATTCTGTTTAAGAATTCCGGTGTAAAGAATTTTTTAAGTTCTTTTTTAAGAACATCACGTTTGTATTCTTCATCGGCGTAAGTACTACTACCGGTTTTAAATCCAACACCTGAACCAAAATCTTGTAATTTTTTAGCTCCAACATTAGATGTCATAATGATGACACAATTTTTGAAGTTAATCTTTCTCCCCATACCATCGGTAAGGTGACCGTCGTCTAATACTTGAAGAAGTGTTGAGAAGATATCTTTGTTAGCTTTCTCAATCTCATCAAATAGAATTACAGAATAAGGTTTGTTTTTCACTTGTTCGGTTAATTGACCCCCTTCATCGTAACCAACGTATCCCGGAGGTGCTCCAATCAATCTTGAAATGGTGTGTTTTTCTTGGTATTCTGACATATCCACACGAATCATATTATCTTCACTACCAAACATTTGTTTTGCTAGTTGTTTTGCCAAGTATGTTTTACCGACACCTGTTGAACCTAAGAAGATGAATGAACCGATTGGTTTGTTCGGGTCCTTGATACCAATTCTATTTCTACGGATTGATTTCGCAATCTTTGAAACAGCCTCAGATTGTCCAATAACTTTATCAGATAGGTTTGCCTCCATCTCGGATAATAGTTTGGTTTCATCAGCATTTAATTTGGTTACCGGAATTTTGGTCATATTGGAAACAACCTCATAAACTAAATCCAAAGTAATTTCTTTTTTATGTGTAAGAAGTTCTTCTTCAAACTTTTTCTTTTCAGTTTCAAGTTTGGTTAAGATACGTTTTTCTTTATCACGTAAATTTGCTGCTTCCTCATATCGTTGTTGTTTAACAACATCAATTTTTTCTTGTTTGATGTCAGACGCCTGTAGTTTCAATTTTTCGATTGATTCCGGCATTTTAATTTCTACCTGACTTCTTGCCCCAACCTCATCAATAATATCAAATGCTTTATCAGGAAATTCTCTATCGGTAATGTATCTGTCAGCCAAATCAACACATACTGATAATACTTCATCCGTATAAGTTACCTTATGGAAGTTCTCGTATTTGTCTTTTACATTTTTAAGAATGATTAATGTTTCTTCTTTGGTTGCGGAATCAACAACAACTTTTTGAAAACGTCTTTCTAATGCTCCGTCCTTTTCAAAGTTCTTTCTATATTCATCTAAGGTGGTTGCTCCAACACATTGAATCTCTCCACGGGCAAGAGCCGGTTTAAAGATGTTTGATGCGTCCATTGAACCTGATGAATTTCCTGCTCCAACGATTGTGTGGATTTCATCGATGAATACGATGATGTTAGGAGCGTTTTGAAGTTCTTCGATGATGACTTTCATTCTTTCTTCAAATTGTCCACGGTATTTGGTTCCGGCGACAATTGATGTCATATCTAAGGATACGATTCTTTTGTCCATTAAGTTTCTTGGACATTCCCCATTATAAATCATAATGGCAAGACCTTCAACGATTGCGGTTTTACCACAACCAGGTTCTCCAATAATGATTGGGTTGTTTTTCTTTCTACGTGAAAGGATTTGTGCGATTCTTGTGATTTCTCTTTCTCTACCAATAACGGGGTCTAATTTTCCCTCTTCGGCGAGTTTTATTAAATCTCTACTAAAATTGTCTAATACGGGTGTCGATGAGTCAGTCTTAACTGCTTTACTTCCACCATTACTTCCACCATCCAAAGATTCTATCATAATTAATTGTTTTTATTTAAGTATAAAGGTTATTTTCATTATTCCAAATGATTTGACAAAAGTAATACTTAAAATTGGATAAACAAAACAAATTTGAATTATATTTATATATATGGGAAAAAATAATGCTTGGAAGAAATATATGGATACGGTTCACCCGGAATCTGAACTGATGGAGGTATATAGGAAACTTCGCCGTGCTTTCCAAAGAGAAGGATGGTCACAAAAAGATTTAGAAAAACCTCCATACTACCCAAATGATGTTATGAGGTATTATCGGGAAATATCTAATTTAGTTACTGAATTACAAAATGAAATAAAAGCTTATTTTGGAGATATTGACATTGAGGTGTTTACTGATTATATTCATAGTAAATTAAAACACATAGATTTAGAAATACCTTTAAAAGATGGCAATATTAAAAGAAACAATTCAAGGGACGAAGATTATTAATGAAATTCAATCGTCAAATGTTAAGAAAACGGAATATGATACTGAAACTAGAATAATGTTAGTTGAGTTCAATAATGGTCACAAATATGAGTATAGTGAGGTTCCCCACCAAGTATATACTCAATTTAGAATGGCGGAATCCCAAGGGAAATTCTTCTCAACAAAAATAGTTAAAACTTACACACACAAAAAAATATAACAATTATAGATATTTAAGTATTTATAGTTAATGAGTAATCTAAAAAATATATTATCTAGCTTTCATTTACAGGACGAACTAAATCCAAAGATTTGGGAATCGTCAGATAAAATGTCCTCTAAGGTTAGGGAACGTTTATTAGACATCGCTTATGAGTTTATAGAATTCTTAGGTGTTGATGTAATTGTTTCCGATGTTGTGATGACAGGTTCGTTGGCAAATTTTAATTGGTCCAAATATTCTGATGTTGATTTACATATAATTACTAACTTTGAGCAATTCTCAGAAAAAGAACTTCCTTTGTATGAAGAACTTTTTAAATTAAAAAAAACTTTATTTAACGACAATCACGACATTAAAATCTATGGGTATGATGTTGAACTATATGTACAAGACGAAGTTGAATCTCATTTTAGTAGTGGGGAATATTCTATCTTATTTGACGAATGGAAAACCAAACCAACAAAAGAAAAGGTTAAAATTGATACTAATTTAATTAAGAGTAAATCTGAACATTGGATGAAAATTATTGATGAGGTTATTGAGGACGCAAAAGAATCCCCATTAGATTCAGGTGTTGAAAGTATTAGTAAGGTAAAAGAAAAATTAAAAAAATATAGGACCGCCGGATTAGAAGATGGTGGCGAAATGTCAGATGAAAATTTAGTTTTTAAAGTTTTACGAAGAAATGGGTATATTCAAAAACTTTTTGATTTCCAAAACGAATACCAAGACAATAAACTTTCTTTAAAAGAAAAATCAATTAATTACGAATAATAACGACAGAATTACAACATTTTTAATTCTGAATATATTTATATATAAAATAATTCCAAACAAAACATATAAAATGGGAAACAATTTAAAACCGATTGGTAGCGAAAAACTACAAGGAATGGAGAAAATCCAACGTATTATGGAAATCGCTCGATATAAGGAGAATATTCCAAAACCTATTAATGAGGATAAATCTACTGAATATACTAAAGTTTTAGCTAACGGTAAAACTTATAGAATAGATAAGGAAAAAAGTGGTTATATCCTTAAATGTAACTTAACGGAATCAACAGATGAGTTTGATTATATGGAACCTATGAAAAATAGAAAATATTATTCTTCATATTCTCAGGCATTAAAACGTCTTAATTTAGTTGCTAAAGAAGTTAACGTAAATGAAGGTAATGAAAAAAATGTTAATTTATTTTACGAAAGTGAAAATGATGCAACTAAATATATTTTAAAAATGAAAGGTGGAGAAACTGACGAACAAGTTGCTCCGGCACCTGCTCCGGCACCTGCTCCGGCACCTGCACCATCACCAGCACCCGCTCCAGCACCATCACCTGAGGGAATGCCAGAACCGGCTCCTGAGGATATGGATTTAGGAGATGATATGGAAGATGACGATAATGAAGAAGTTACTTTGAAATCTATTCAAAAATTAACAGGTAAATTAGCTCAAAAATTAAGAGCATTCCAAGAAACTGAGGAAGGTCAACAAGAAATGACATCTAAGGATTCAAAATATGTTATTAATTCTATATTATCCGCAATAGATTTAGAGTCTATCGATGATGAAGATAAAGAAGAAATTGTTAACAAAATTGAAGGTACCGAAGATGAAGAAGGTATGGGAGATTTTAATCCTGATGAAATGGGTGATGAAGAACCTGATTTTGGAGCGGAAGAAGTTCCTGTATCACCAGAAGGTGAAATGGGTGAAGGATTTGATGATTTTGATATTAAATCAAAATTTGACGATTATAATGATGATGATTTTGAAGAAATTGATTTTAAACCAAGACACCCAAAACATAGAAGTTTAAATCATCCTGATATTGACTCTAAACACTCAGGTCATATTGAAGATATGATTGAAGGGATTTTCTCAGAATCAAAAGTAGATAAAATTATCGAAGGATATTTTAAATTAGATAATAAAGAAAAACAATTATTAGAATCTAAAAAAAGACAATCTAAATTAATTTCTGAAAATAAAAAATTTAAAATTAATAAAATCAAACAATTGTCTGAAAGTATTTCACAAGAAGTTGGTGCTAGAAAATTGATGGAAAAATATCCAAACGCTAAATTGGTTGGGAAAACAAACAAACAAAACTTGGTATTTGAAATGAATGATGAACAATTAAGAGTTAATACAAAAGGTCAGATTATATAATGAGTTATTTAATATATGTTAATGAATTAGGACCTAATTATAAAGGTGACAACATATATGAATTTATTTTCTCGGATAGTTCGGAAGATATTTGGGGTGAGGCTTGGGAATCGAAACCATCTAATGGTTACCCACTCCCACCGGATATAGAACACATAAAAACAGTAGGAGTTTTGAAGAATGACCAAATCACAATGTCAGTAATTCAAAACTCTGACTATTTCTCGATGATAGATTCAATGGATGATATAGTTGCATTATGTTGGGAAAACGAAAGTGAAGATGTTGACTTTACTCGTCAAAGAAGATTGGTTTTTAAGTTTGGAGAAACAGAACAATCGGTTAAAGATAAATTATACGAAAGAGATATCGTATTAGAGTTTGAAAAAAAAATTGAATATGAACACTAATCAAAAAAAATTAAAACTAGTTAAAGAGGGGATTAAAACATCCACTCTAAATAAAATGACTGATAGTCAGGTTGATGTATTATTCAGTAAATTACAAGAACAAATGGTTCAACCTCAAAAAATCACAAAAACAATTACTCAAACTGTTTTACCTCCTGGTAGTGAAACTACTGTTGGTAATGTTTCTGTTGCGAACAAAGGTGGAAAAACTACTGTAACTCCGGTTAACGAAACTGATGATGTTGAGATTGATGAAAAATTTGAATCTAAAAAACAGCAAAAACTATTTTTTGCTAAATGTGGTGACGGAAAAACAAAAGAACAAAAAAAATGGTGTAAGATGGCGGATGAGTTCGCAAAAAAGACTAACTTTGCCAAACTTCCTGAGAAGAAAACAGAAACCAAAGAAAATTACCAAGATATGGTGGGTGGTGCTTTAAACAAAATTGCACAAGCCAAAGTAAGTCAGGTAAAACCAACTGTTACAATTGGGGAGAGTGAAATAGAAAAACAAATTATGAGACTCGTAGAAAAACACATCACACCAAAAATGTCTAAAAAAGATTTTGATAATCTTTTAGAAGGAGACACAAAAACTGCTCCGGCAAAACCAAAGGTTAGTCCTGGAACTAAGCCAAAACATCCATTCCAACCGGACCCTAATAAAAAAGGAGCTCCAAAAGCAAAGAAAAAAGAAATGGGTGAAGATACAAAAACAGCTCCGGTAAAACCAAAAGTTAGTCCAGGTGTAAAACCAAAACACCCTTTTGCTCCGGACCCTAGTAAACAAGGCGCTCCAAAAGCAATTAAAAGAGAATTACCAAGTTTTTTAAAATTCAATCAGTTAGGTCTTAATACAAAATAGTTATGAGTGTAAATTTAAAAATGGAAAAAATATTGAAAGTCAAAAGTGACTTAGATAAAAAATTAGTTAATGAAGGATTGACGGGTAACCAACAAACTATGTTAAACGAAATTAATCGTCGTTTAAACGAGGCTCCTGTTAGTTATGAAGGACCTGAAAGAATGGAGCCGGGTATTGAAAGACAAATTAATCAAAGACAAACTCCATACGCAGAGCATCCAGCATTACCTCAAGATGGTGATAGAGATTTTGTCGAAATGATAACATCTCAACGATTTAAGGATTCTGTTGATAAAGTAAGAAGATTTTTAGGTGACACCACACCAATCCAAGGAGATAATCCAATGATGGGATTAATGAGTTCTGTAATGGGTAGTTTACGACAAATTAAACAAGTCGAGGTTCAAAATAAAGAATATCTTGAAACCTTGGCCGTTAATTTAGTTATGAAAGAATTGGGTATACCTGAGGGACAATTACAATTTGATGTTGAATTAGTTAATGGTCCAATGGGAGCTTCGGAAGGAATGCAAACGCAACCAGAAGAACCGGAAGAAGAAGACGTAGAAGAAGCATTCAAAGAGAGTGAAGAACATCAAGAAGAAATAGAAGACTTTATGGATTCTATGGAAAAATTTAATTTAGAGAAAGCGAAAAGAAGACTAATTAATTCATTAGTTCAAGGAGCAGCATTTAAAGGAGGTCATATGTATACATTAGTTAGTGATGAGATAAATAGATTAGACCCAAACTTATTAAATTTATATGGTGTAACACAATCACTAATGGAACACTTATATTGGTTATATCCTGATATGGAAGGTATGGCCGGTGGTGGTGGTGGTCAAATGGGACAATCAGAATCTGACCCTGAAACTGACCCACCAACAATTAAAGCGAAAGCGTTTACATTTCCTTTATTAGTTCACGAGATAGTTAAAGGTATTTATTCGTTATATGGAGACCAAGGATTACCAAACGACCCAGTTCAAAGAAGTATGGTTGTTGGTGCTGAAGATACATTACCAGCGGAAATATGGGATTCAAGATTGGGTCCAATATTTTGGGAAAAATTCAGAGAATCTTGGCCTGATAAATTATATGAAGAAGACCAAAGACACCTTCAACAATACTTATTTATGAAATTGTCTCAATTAGAGGCGAAAGATTTTATTGTATTAGCGAAAGCCATTATGGCTGATAAACCTGAAGCAAAAGAGGTAATAAATAGAATGGTTACTGAAATCGTTGAAATCCTTAAAAAACACGAATACGAATCAAAAATGTCTGATGACGAAGATGATGAGGATGACAATGATAATTATGGGGATTACGGATTTGATGACTTAGACGACTTAGATGATATTGATTTATCTTCGTTAGGATTTTAAAAATTACCGACAACAGTATGTATGTCGAATTTAACAAGAGAACAAGTATTAATTGAATACGTAAAATGTAGTAGAGATATTGAATACGCCCTTAAAACGTATTTAGAAACTTATGATAACACCGTTAAAAAATATGTTCCATTGGAACTTTTTCCGGACCAGTTAACATTACTTAATGACTACGAAGAATACAATGAAAATATAGCATTAAAATACAGACAGGCCGGGGTATCAACAGTTACCGCGGCTTGGATGTCTAAAAAACTAGTGTTCGCAAGAAAAGAAACTCCCGAAAAAATATTGATTATTGCCAACAAGTTGGATACATCATTGGAGATGGCAAACAAAATTAAAGCGTTTGTTGCTCAATGGCCATCTTGGACCGGAGTGGATTTTGATAAATCCAAAAATTCCCAAAGACATTACAAATTAACAAATGGTTGTGAGGTTAAAGCCGTTGCGACATCTAAGGATGCCTTGCGTGGATTTACACCTACCATACTTGTATTTGATGAGGCGGCATTTATCGAGGCCGATAGTGACTTCTGGTCTGCCTGTATGGCATCCCTATCTACGGGGGGTAAAGTAATTGTTGTATCAACACCTAACGGATACGACCAAATTTACTACGAAATATACGACCAAGCATTACGTAATATGAATGACTTCAAAATTACGGAGATGTTTTGGTATAGAGACCCACGATACACCAAAGATTTATATTTTGTTAAAACAGATAATATTATTCACTATTTGTTGAATAAAGAAGAATACGACCCGAACTCATTTATTGATTGGGGAGCTAAATCATACGATGCCAGAAACTTCGATGATGTTAAATTATTGTTGGCGGATGGATACAAACCTTGTTCTTCTTGGTTTGAGGCGATGGTTAAGAAATTAAAATATGATAAACGTAAAGTATCTCAGGAGTTAGAATGTAACTTCTTAGGTTCAGGGGATAACGTATTTGATTCTCTTATGATGCAAAATATTCGTGAGAATATGATTCTTGAACCAATCAACAAATTAATGGGTAATGCTCTTTGGATTTGGAAGGAACCGGTTGTCGGACATAAATACATTATGGGTGTCGACGTTTCTCGTGGGGATTCAGAAGATTTTAGTTCATTCCAAATTGTTGATTTTGATACGATGGAACAAGTTGCGGAATATGTGGGTAAACTACCACCAGATACTATGGCAGAAATTTGTCATAAATGGGCGGTAATCTACTCTTGTTTTATAGTTATCGATATTACCGGAGGTATGGGTGTTTCAACATCAAGAAAACTCCAAGAAATGAATTATCGAGATTTATATGTTGATGGTGTTGATTTATCCAACAAATGGAAGTATGACCCAAAGGCAATGGATAAAATCCCGGGATTAAACTTTAATAATAAAAGGGTTCAAATTATTGCTTCATTTGAAGAGGCGATGAGACATAAATTTAGAATTTATAGTTCTCGTTTGTATAATGAGATGAACACCTTTGTTTATATCAATGGTCGCCCTGACCACCAAAAAGGACATCACGACGATTTAATTATGTCTCTTGCTATGGCGACTTATGTGGCCGAATCTTCTTTTAGCAAATTGACAAAAGTTACTGAACAAACCAAAGCAATGATTGACTCTTGGTCTGTAAGTAATAACGAGGCAATTAAAGAGAACATTAATTTTAATCCGGTAATACCACATTATCAAGATAGAATTAATCAATTCAACGGTCAACAAGCTAGTCGTGAAGATTATCAAAAATATGGTTGGTTATTTGGGGGAATGTAATATTTATTTAAAAAGGATAAATGGGTATCTCAGATAGAAAGAGGAGTATTGATGTTTCTGTAAATATAAATCTTGATTTTAACGAAGAAATTATACCAAACAACTTTATTGTTGAAAACAATTTTAAAAGTGGTAGTTTTGTTAGTAGAAAAAAATCAGGTAATATTATTGCGGGCTCAAAACTTAATGTTGAAGGTCAAGGGATTTTGACTGTTAAAGGTGGTAATAACTCTAACATTACCAAACACTTCCCAAAACAAACTCCTGTAAGTGAAGGTAATGCTCCTGTACCAACACCAACAAATACACCAACAAATACTCAAACCCCTACAATAACACCAACAAATACTCAAACCCCTACAATAACACCAACAAATACTCAAACCCCTACAATAACACCAACAAATACACCAACAAATACTCAAACCCCTACAATAACTCCAACAAATACAATAACTCCAACAAATACTCAAACTCCAACAAACACCCAAACCCCAACTCAAACTCCAACAAACACCCAAACCCCAACTCAAACTCAAACTCCAACAATAACCCCTACAAATACTCCAACAATTACTCAAACTCAAACTCCAACAATAACCCCTACAAATACTCCAACAATTACTCAAACACCAACTATAACTCCGACTAACACTCAGACACCAACTAACACTTTAACACCAGGTGCGTCTCCGTCATCAACACCAACAAATACTCCGACAAATACTCCGACAAATACACCGACTAATACTCAAACACCTAGTATTACCCCAACTAAAACCCCAACAAATACCCCAACAAATACTCCAACACCTAGTATTACCCCAACTAAAACCCCAACAAATACCCCAACAAATACTCCAACAAACACTCCTACAAATACTCCGACAAATACTCCGACAAATACACCTACAAATACACCGACTAATACACCGACTAATACTGTAACTCCAACTAAAACCCCAACAAATACTCCGACAAATACTCCGACAAATACACCTACAAATACACCGACTAATACTGTAACTCCAACTAAAACCCCAACAAATACACCTACAAATACACCGACTAATACACCTACAAATACACCGACTAATACTGTAACTCCAACTAAAACCCCAACAAATACTCCGACAAATACTCCGACAAATACACCTACAAATACACCGACTAATACTGTAACTCCAACTAAAACCCCAACAAATACTCCGACAAATACTCCGACAAATACACCGACTAATACACCGACTAATACTGTAACTCCAACTAAAACCCCAACAAATACTCCGACAAATACACCTACAAATACGCCGACAAATACTGTAACTCCAACTAATACACCTACAACTACTCCTACAAATACACCTACTAATACTCCAACAGTAACACCAACGGTAACACCAACCCAAACATCAGTAATAAGTTATCCTTTTGAAGGTATTGTTTCTGCATCAACTGACACTTGTACTGGTCTATTATTACTTACCATGTGTTTAGATACTGCTGATTTTTGCACAGCAACAACTATACAGGTCACAGAAGAAGAAACCGGATGTCCCGGATATGCGGCCGCCTCAACTGGATATTATAATTATGATGGATTTAAACGCCATGTGACTTCAGGGGTTTTTGATTCCGCTTGTACTATTTGTGCCTGTCTTGTTGCCGATACTATAATAACATTAGAAGATGGGACAACTAAATTAATACAAGATATTCAATTTAATGATGTACTTAAATCTCTTGATGTTGCCGGAATGCCTCAACAATCAAATGAATGGCACTCTTGGAGTAGTGATACATTGAATTACACTGATTCAACATCCACAGTAATTAATTTCACCTCATATGATGCGGAATCTGTTACAAGTATTAATAATGGTAGGTTAATATCCACTGATTCACATAACCACGTTGTTAACCAAGAGGGTATATGGTATATTAGAACCACCTCAGAATTGAATGTTGGTAATATGTTGTTAGACATGGATAATAGTGAGTTTGAAATAACATCATTAGTTAAAATTAATGAACTAACAACTGTTTATAGTATTGACGTTAATAATAGTAACTTGTATTTTGCAAATAATGTCTTAACACATAATAAGTAATAACAGGTCATATTAGAACAAAGTAAACTATTTATATACGTAAAAATATAATTAAATTTAGAATATGGAAAATAATAAAAACACAGATTTAACGGTTTGGCAAAGACTCTCACAAGCATTTGGACCAAACTCCTTATTAAATCAGGATTACCCAACATATAAGCTAGACAAAAAAGAGTTATTAAAAACAACGTCACAAGCGGAATATGAAAAAGAAAAATTACAAGCTCAACAAACATATTACTTATCTAATCAGTGGACTAAGATTGAAAGTAATTTATACACCCAAGCAGTTTATTATGAACCAACTCGTTTGGCTTCATTTTATGATTATGAAAGTATGGAATACACCCCAGAAATATCTGCGGCGTTAGACATTTATGGCGAAGAATCTACGACTGTTGACGAGAATGGAGATATGTTACAAATTTATTCTGAATCAAAAAGAATAAAATCTATATTATCTGATTTATTTAATAACGTATTAGACGTTAATACAAATTTAACTATGTGGACAAGAAATACTTGTAAATATGGTGACAATTTTGTTTATTTAAAATTGGATTCTGACAAAGGTATTGTTGGTTGTATGCAACTTCCAAATATTGAAATAGAACGTTTGGAAAGAGGTATGGCCGCCAAATCTGCAAACATAGAAGAACCAGCAGAAAACAAAGGATTAAGATTCAAGTGGAAAGCAAAAGATATGGAGTTTAACTCTTGGGAAGTCGCTCACTTCCGTTTATTAGGTGATGATAGAAAACTTCCATACGGAACGTCAATGTTAGAAAAAGCAAGACGTATTTGGAAACAATTATTATTATCTGAAGATGCGATGTTAATTTATAGAACATCAAGAGCACCGGAAAGACGTGTATTTAAAGTATTCGTTGGTAATATGGATGATAAAGATGTTGAGGCATATGTACAACGTGTTGCAAACAAATTTAAACGTGACCAAGTTGTTGATGCTAAAACAGGTAATGTTGATATGAGATTCAACCAAATGGCTGTCGACCAAGATTACTTTATCCCTGTTAGAGACCCAGCGGCAGCAATGCCAATCGAGACATTACCGGGTGCACAAAATTTAGCAGAAATTGCCGATATAGAATACATTCAAAAGAAATTATTAACAGCACTTCGTGTTCCAAAAGCATTCTTAGGGTTTGAAGAAACTGCCGGTGATGGTAAAAATTTATCATTACAGGATATTCGTTTTGCGAGAACAATTAATAAGATTCAAAAATCTATGATTGCAGAATTAAATAAAATTGCCATCATACATTTATTCTTATTAGGGTTTGAAGATGAATTATCTAACTTTACGTTAGGACTTACCAATCCATCATCCCAAGCTGATTTACTAAAGAATGAACTTTGGAAAGAAAAAATCTCATTATACCAACAAGCCGTTGCAGCAATTGCAGGTATTGCTCCGGTATCTGTATCGTGGGCTAAGAAACATATTTTAGGGTTTTCTGATGAAGAAATTAAACTTGATTTACAACAACAAAGAATTGAGATGGCCGTCGGAGCTGAATTAACAAACACGGCAACAATAATTACACACACAGGCATCTTTGATAATATCGATAAATTATACGGTAACCCAACATCCGGAGCAACTGCCGGTGGTCCATTACCATCATCACCACCACCACCAGGAGGTGGAGGGTTCGGAGGTGGAGGAGACTTTGGTGGAGGAATGGAAGACTTAGGTGGTCCTGAACCGGGTGAAGCTCCTGAGGTAGGAGGAGCCCCTGAGGCCGCTGCGCCGGAAGAAGAAGCTGAACTAACACCAGAATCATTTAATAGAGATAATTTAAAGATATTGGTGGAGAGAAGTACGATGACCGAAGACGAATCATATATTGATTTATCCAAAGGAAAAAATTCTTTGGGAGATATTGAAGCTCAATTAAGTAAACTTCTAAAAGATTAGATATTTATAAATAAAAAAAAGATGACAAATTTTGGAATATTAAAATCAAAAATTGAAAATGTATTATTAGAATCGTATTCTAAGGATACCTTCAAACAAGAATTAAAAACATTTAAGAAACTTGTAATAGAGAATAAAAACGTAAGTAAATTGTTTTATCTATATGATGAGTTAAGTTCCCCAAAGGCATTAAGTGAATCTTATTGTACTGAATATATTAATGAATGTATTAAAATTTATGAGAATACCGTAAATAAATTAAAACAATCAGACATTAAAGAATTAAACACTTGGGTGGGAAATAAAAAAATAGAAAATAACTACACAGATATTGATACGTTATTTTCTAGTGATGTGTTAACTATTGAATCAAAAATCAAAAGTAGAAAAGTTATTGCGGAATCTCTTAGGAAATTACCAATAACAAAAACTGAAGGTATTGATTTACCGTTATCGACAATGGTTAGTGTTGCAAATAAAACTATTAAAAGTTATATTGATGGTTTGAATGAATCCGATAAAAAAGAATTAATCTCTTTATTGTCCGAAGATGACACAACATTAAATGAAAAATACAACACACTTAAAGAAGGTGTTGTTACGAAACTAACGGAAATGAAAAATTCTAGCACTGATTCAACAATGCAGACAAGGATTGGTGATACTATCTCAAAAGTAATTTCTGAAAAATACGACAAACTTACTTACTTCAAACTTAAAAATCTTAAAGAAAATCTTTAATTATCGTCTGACTTAAATTTTTTCTGAACATACTTAGCTTTTGAAAGACCATCACGTTTAATTACTGATGGTTTTTTAAATTCTTTTCGTTTTGATAACTCAGAACTTTGTCGAGTTTTAATTACTTTACTCTTATAGAGTTTTAAAGCCTTCTCAATCGTAATGTTATTATTTAATTTTACTATTATCATATATTACATATATCCCCCACTTACAAAAAAGTTTTGACATTACATATAAAAACACCTATTGTTTTAAAAAATAAACAGGAAAATATGAAAATTAATGAAAAAGGGGAAAACTTCTCTACTACACGGGTTCAAAACAGCTAAGATTGTTTATGGAACGGTAGATTCAATCAAACTTAAATCTCTCTATTTAAACATACAAACTTGGGTTGAACCAATATACGAATGTGATAATTGGACAAGGACCGTCCTTAACCTAAGTAGAAGTATCAAACACTCAATATACGAGTCAATAAACAAAGATATATTCAATGACAAATTTATTGTAGATTTAGATTTAAGGTCCAGCGGACTAAACCTAAATAAAAAATCATTTATGAATCTTGAAATAAATTTCTACTTAAACCAAGACGACATTGACTTCAAAAGTAATGAAATTAAAGAAACTTTACAACAAATAACAAACCAAATTTTTACGGATAATTTTTTAAATAATGAATCTTTTAATTTTTATCTAACCAAAAAGAGTAAAATCGACGAAGAAATGTTACAAATCGATAATGTTTAATATTTATTATTAAAACATTTAAGATGAATTTAAAAATATTACAACCAAATGAGTCAGGGAGGGGGATTCTTGTTGAATACGACGCCGGTTATGTTAACCCAAGGGATAATCGTAACGAAACGTTAATTAGAGAATCTAGCGAAATGTTAGACCACTCTAAACCATTTGAATTTTATGCAGTGTTACAAAAATATGATACCCCAAATAGAAATGGTAGATTATACCCTGAACGTATATTAAAAAGAGAAGCTGAGAACTATAAAAAAATGATTAAAAAGGGTACATCCCTATCCGAGTTAAATCACCCGGAATCATCTTTAATTGATTTAGATAGAGTTGCTCACATGATTACTGAAATATGGTGGGAAGGTAATGTCCTAATGGGTAAGATAAAACTACTTACATCACCGGGATACCACGAAAGAGGTATTGTATCAACAAAGGGTGATTTGGCGGCAAACTACCTAAGACAAGGAGTTACATTAGGTATCTCATCAAGAGGTGTTGGTTCCCTTAAAAAGATTGGAGAACAAAATGAAGTACAAGATGATTTTGAATTAATCTGTTTTGACTTAGTATCTTCACCATCCACTCCGGGAGCGTACTTATTCTTAAATAAAGAGGATAAACATCTATACGATGAGAACTTAGAAGAAGAGAAAAAAATGAGCGTTGAAAGACACGTTGGAGATTCCGGAAACAAATCGCTTGACTTAATGAAAAAATTAAACGATTATTTGGGATATTAATTAAATAAAACAAAATGGAAGAAAAGTATTTTATCGCAAAAATTACCTTAGACTCACTTGATGAGGCATCAGGAAAGATTAAAAAATTAAGAGAAGAAAAATTGGTTAGCGGGTATAACCCTACCGATATTGAAGCTAAAGTTACTAAAGTTTTTGAACATTATACAATGGAGTGGAGAATTACCGCAATTGTTGAAAGTAAAATTGACGAAGTGATTGAGTAATCAAAAATTCTGTTATTAACTAAAAGAGGACTATATGTCCTCTTTTTTTGTGCTTTTTATTTTTTTGATGATATTTATGAATGTATAAAAACCTGACGTGAAATGAAGTTAATTTAAACTTTTTTCACTTTGGGTGATATTTATATATTAAAACCAATATAATAACAATGGCAAAAGAAAAATCTTTAGTTGAAGAGGCTATCATCCAAATGAAAAATTTGGAAGAAGCGGTAGCTGAAAATGCAAAAGGAATACTTGCTTCTACAATGAAACAAGAAATCAAAGACCTAGTAAAAGAATCTTTATCAGAACAAGATGATGATGAGATTGAAACCGATGACGTTGAAATGGATGAACCAATGGGTTCTGATGATATTGCCGATATTGATATGGGTGATGATGATTCAGACGAAGATGGTGATGATATGGATACTGATGATATGGACGACGAAGAAGATATGGACTTCGATGACGAAGAAGATATGGACTTCGATGACGAAGACGACACCATCGATTTAACTGACGCTGACGATGAAGAAGTACTTAGAGTATTTCAACTTATGGGACCAGACGATAATATTGTTGTAACAAAAGACGACAAAGGAAACACTCACCTTAAAGATGAGGAAACTGGTAAAGAGTATATGATTGTTGGTGAAAGCGAAGAAGATGAGGAAGAATTAGACGAACAAGAAGAAGATGGTGATGATGAATCAATCGAATCTATTGTTGAAAGAATGTTTGGAAACGACGACGAAATGGATTTTGATGAGTTTGACGAAGAAGATGAAATGGACGATGAAGAAATCGTTTATGAAATTGAAATGGATGACGAAGATGAAGAATTTGAGGAATCTATTTATGAATCTAAAAAATCTACAATCAAACCTAAGGGAGTTGGAATCGGAAGTCCGAAATTCAAATACAATGCAAAACCTAATCAAGGAACGGGATTCAAAACTAAAATGAAAGAGGCTCCTAAATCTGTTGGTACAGGTAAAGCAAAATTTGATTATAAAGATGGTGAAAATGCTGGAAGCTCACTTGGTAAAAACAAAATGGTTAAAAAAGTAGAGTCTAAAGAACAATACACTGAAAAACCTACAACTGTTAAAAAATCTGAAACAAAAGAGGCCGTTAGAACTTTAGGTTCAGGGTCTAATTTCAGAAAAGGTGGTTTACCAAAACCAAGAGCTCACTCTAAATTTAATACAGCTATTAAAGAAAGTACTTCTAACTCAGAATTACAAATCCTTAGAGAAAAAAATGAAGAGTATAGAAAAGCACTTAATGTTTTTAGAAGTAAACTAAATGAGGTTGCAATATTCAATTCAAACTTAGCTTACGCTACACGTTTGTTTACAGAACATTCAACATCAAAACAAGAAAAAATTAACATTTTAAGAAGATTTGATGGTGTTGAAACTATTAAAGAATCTAAAAATTTATATCAAGTTGTTAAAAATGAATTATCCGCAGGAACTAAATCTCAATCTATGAATGAGTCAATTGAAAGAACAATCGCAAAATCACCTTCTACAGGAGCAGTTAACTTAATTGAGTCTAAAACATATGAGAATCCACAGTTCTTAAGAATGAAAGATTTAATGACAAAAATTAAATAAAAATAAAAATAAATTAAAATTAATAAAAACCAAAAAATGGGAGCATTATTAGAATCAGGATTAGTTGGTAACATCGGGTTAAAACACCTTAAAGTTATCAAAGAAGACACAATCAACAAATGGGATAAATTAGGATTCCTAGAAGGTCTTAAAGGACACATGAGAGAAAACGTAGCTCAGTTATATGAGAACCAAGCGTCTTTCTTAATAAACGAAGCGACAGGTGAAGGTTCAAACGGTTCATTTGAAACGGTTGTATTCCCTATCGTAAGAAGAGTATTCTCTAAATTACTTGCGAATGAAATCGTATCAGTACAAGCTATGAACTTACCAATCGGTAAATTGTTCTTCTTCGTACCTAAAATTCAAGGTTATAGCGGTGGAGATGCTACCCAATCAGGTGAACATTACGCACCAATCGGTTCTCCTGGTAACTATTCTCCAGCTAACAATGGTGCAAACCAAGGTTATGGAACAGGAGCGGGAGCTTACCAAAAAAATCTTTATGATTTGTTCTATGAAGGGACTGAACCAGGTTTAGACCCTGAAGGATTATTTGATTATTCAAAAGGTAGATGGTCAGCAATTACGGCTAATTGCCAAACAGTTTCTTGGTCGAATTCAAGTTTAGTTGCGTCAGCATATACAGCAGGTGAATTTAGAAAAATATTAGTAGCGATGTCAGGTTTCTCTAGTACAGGTGAGGGAAAATTAATCGGACCAAATGGACATGAAATGGATACTGAAGAATTTTTATCAGGTCTTAAATTATACACAAATAACGCAACTGTTGCGACTCAGTTAGGAACATCAACATTTACTAACTTATTATTTAGAGTTGTTACTCAAAAATATGGTCAAGGAATTGCACAATATGGTAATACAACTACCACAAATTGGGCATCAGATGGTAACGGAGGTTCATTTAAAAACATATGTGATGGTACTGGTGTTATCTATTTAGAAGTTGACGCTCAACAACCTGTTTGTGCAGGATGTGGTGCTGGAACTTTAGATGGTTATACAGGAGTTACTATTACAACAGCGGCATTCTCAGGAACAGGAGCTAACGCACCTATCCAAGCAGCTTTCAGACGTTACGAAGAATTAGAATTTGAAGATAAAATCGGTGAGGTTTCTTTCGACTTAGATTCTGTTACAGTTTCTGTTACTGAAAGAAAATTAAGAGCACAATGGTCTCCTGAGTTAGCTCAAGACGTTGCGGCTTTCCACAACATCGATGCTGAGGCTGAATTAACAGCTTTATTATCTGAACAAGTTGCAGCTGAAATCGACCGTGAAATCTTAAGAGATTTACGTAAAGGTGCAGCTTGGACTTTAAGATGGGATTACAACGGATGGAGAAGAATCGCTAACACGACTAACTACACTCAAAAAGATTGGAACCAAACATTGATTACTGCGATTAACCAATTATCTGCTCAAATCCACAAATCTACATTAAGAGGTGGTGCTAACTGGATTGTTGTTTCTTCTGAAATCTCTGCAATCTTTGACGATTTAGAATACTTCCACGTATCTAACGCGTCTCCTGAGCAAGACCAATACAATATGGGTATTGAAAGAGTTGGAACATTAGCAGGACGTTACCAAGTTTACCGTGACCCTTACTTCCCAGCTAACACAGTGTTAGTAGGACACAAAGGAACATCATTGTTAGACACAGGTTACATCTACGCACCGTATGTACCATTACAATTAACTCCAACAATGTATAACCCTTTTAATTTCACACCAATTAAAGGAATTATGACAAGATACGCGAAAAAAATGGTAAATAACCGTTTCTATGGTCGTATCACTGTTGATGGTGTAAGAACATTTGACTTAAAAGAGTTGAGATAATCAATACTTTTATTATAATTAAAAAAAAAGGGACTATATGTCCCTTTTTTTTATTTATAAAATGGGTTAAAAATAAATGGGTTATAATTTGACCTTTAACTATTTATTATTATATTTATATAAAAAGAATAACGTGAAAACTAAATTAACATTCGAAGATAATATTAAGATTATTGAACTATATCAAACGGAAATTCCAAGCACACATAAATTGGCGGAAAAATTTAAAGTTGGTCATAAAAAAATTAGTCAAATATTATCTGAAAATAATATAGTAATCAATAAGAAGGGAGGACAAACTCAAATAGGTAATAGTTCGGAAATAGAATCGTCTAAAACAAAATTATATGTTAATTCAGACACTCACGAATTAATTGCTCAATGTAAGAGAACTAACGTAGTCATTAAAGACCCCAACAATTTATCAGGTAAATTAACCAAACACATTATTAATTTATACGGGGATGTTTGGATTCCAAGTAATACTTACCAAAGAAAAAAATACGAATTAATAAATAAAAAAAAATGGTTTGAGGAATACTTCAATATAGTTGAGGTTGAGATTTTACCGACAAGAAAATGTAAATTATGTGAATGGGAAACAATAGACGCTTCAAATAAAACAGGTTGTTTTGAGAATCACATTAATCTGTCCCACGGAATAATGTTGGAAAATTATTTATCAACATTTCCCGACGATATTATCTATCACCCCAATCATATAAAAAAAATAGAATTAACTAAATTTTTATCTAAGACTAAAAATTATGTTATTTGTAAAATATGTGGAGAAAAAATGAAAAGTATTTCAAATACTCACTTAAAAAATAAACATAATATCACAACATTAGAATATAAATTAAAATACCCCAATGAAAAAATAGTGTCAACATCAGTTTCTGAGGGTTTAAGTGATTTAGCAAAATTAACAAATGTTAATATGGTACCAACTTGGACATCAAAAGGTGAAACAGAAGTTAAAGAATTTATTGAAAGTCTTGGATTTAATGTTGCTAAAGGTAAAAATCGTAAATTATTGGATGGTAAGGAAATTGATTTAATTATTGACAATACAAATATATGTATTGAGTACGATGGATTATATTTTCACACAGAAAAAATGGGTAAAACCTCGACATACCACTTAAATAAAACTATTGAGTGTAATCAAATTGGGTATCGATTAATACATATTTTTGAAGATGAGTGGATGATTAACAATCAATTAGTTAAGTCAAAATTAAAACATCTATTAAATGTGAATGATGGTACTAAAATTGGTGGTAGAAATGTTATCATTAAAAAAATAAATTTAGAGGACAAAACATTTTTTTTAAAAAATAACCACATTCAGGGAACTGATAAATCCGACATTTATTATGGGGCTTATTATGGAGAAGAATTGGTTGGTGTCGTAACATTTAACAGTCATAGAAATATGACTAAAAATAACGATGGGGAGTTTGAATTGAGTAGATACGCAACAAAACAAAACTATGTGATTAGAGGGTTAGCGTCTAAGTTTATTAAACATTTTGTTAAGGAGTACAACCCGAAGTCAATTATTAGTTTTGCAGATAGAAGATGGACCATTGACCCGGAGAATAATTTATACACTAATTTAGGGTTTAAATTATTTTCAATAACAAAACCAAACTATTATTACTATAACTCTAAAGTTAGTCGATATAAAAGATTTCATAAGTTTGGGTTTGGAAAAAATAATCTTAGGAAAAGATTTCCGGATTTGGATTATAGTAAAACAGAAAAAGAACTTACTTTAGAACTTGGTTATGACAAGATATGGGATTGTGGGTTATTCAAATACAAACTAGAATTATAATAAAAAAAAGAGACTCTATTCGGTCTCTTTTTCTTTTTTGGATGTTAGTCTAATTGATTTTGATATTACTTCGCATTCTCCGATGGAGTATATACCGGCTTGATATGCGTATTTAACGGCTTGTGTTAGGTAGTATATCCCGTGTTCTTTATCCATAGATTCGAGGATTGCATCTAAGTGTTCTTCGGAATGAAGAGGTATTGATTCAAATAATTTACCAAATAGTTCTTGTTGTTGTTCCATAATTAAATTTTAGTATATTTATAAATATATGAATAAAAATATCAAAATACAGATTAACGAGGCCACAAGTGATGGTGGGGGAAGAGGTTCTTATATTGCACCAATGCAGATGGGTATTAGAAAATTCAAAAAATCTCAAATGGGTCCTTTTACAATTGATGTTTCTAAATATAATAGTCCTGAATTGGAGTATGATAGTTATGATGGTTCTATGGATGAGACAAAGAAACAGATTAAAAAAATTGAGGGTAAGGCAAAAAAAATAACTAATTATATGAAAAAACATCCTGAATCGACTAATAGTGATGAAGATGGGAACAACATCAATCAGACACCGGGTAAAGATAAAAAAATAGTACCAATAAAAGAAAACACAACAGCTAATAGTGCGGGAGAATATAATGGTCCTATTGAACTTGGTTTAAGAAAATGGATAAAATCTGAGTTAGACCCGTTTGTTAATACCCTTGAGTCTGAATTTAACAAAAAAAGTAAAGGTAAAACATTAAAGGGTAATAAAGACACCGTTGTTGGTATGTGGGAAAAAGGGATGACAGGAACATATCACATTGACACATACGATGTAAACACGGTTAAAGAATGGGTTGAGATAACCAAAGACACCCTTTTAGAAGATATCGTCCCAAATGAGATAAAGCCGACCTCTAATTACGAGAGAGTCATTAATAAGTTTAGAAAAGATATTCCTGAGGATAAACATAAGGAATATAATTTAATTGCTGAAAAGATAAAAGATTTCATTCAGGAGAGAGGATATATAATAAAAATAATAAATTCTTGTAACACAGGGTTTAAAGGAGTTAGAACAAATAAGGCAATTATCTTATGTTCTCCTGAATTATTTCCTAATTTTGCGTCGTTTGTATATATCTTATTTCACGAATTAAGACACGAACAACAAATGAGTGAGTTTGATTTAAAGAATTCCTACATGGGGGATGTTGAAGACTTTGAGGAGTTCTTCAAAATTTATTGGGAGATGGAAATGGATGCCGATAATTACGGGAAAGAATGGTTCAAGAAAATTGGTGATGTGTTAAAACTACCATCTGATGTTTATTACTTGGATAATATGATTAAAAATTATCCATCAATGTCAAATCAGGTTAGACAAATGACATTACACCTACATAGAGAAATACAAACCTTAAAGAGTCGAGGAATGACTTATACGGATATTAGTGACTTGGATATCGTTAAGAAACACTTACATAGTCTTGAAGATATGTTTTAATAAAAAAAACCCTTACTTAGTAGGGGTTTTTATTTTTAATATCATTTTGTTTTTTAATTTCTCTAATGAATTTTCGACTTGAGTTTTCATTTGATGTATTTTCTTTTTTCTAATCTCCTGAACTTTATTATCAAACATCGATGTCAATTTTTTCCAATCTCTATCTGACATAGGGATATTACTATAATAACATACGTGATTAATCACGGTTATTTTTTTGTTATCTAAGATAATGAAAACACCCAATTTCTTATTCTCGATAATTCTTTCATCAGAGATTGGGGTTAATTCAAATATGGTACCAATATGTTTAATTGCGGTTCTACAAATAAATTTACAAGTATTAATATCTGCCAACATACCAGGGTCGTTAAAATCATACATTTCACGCATTTTAAGAACTTGTCTTTTAACACTTCTACGTTTTAATTTTCTTTTTATATATTTTATCATATTCTTTTGAATTATCGGACAAAGATAATACTATTTTTGAGAATAAAAAAATATTTGACAAAAAAAATTGAATTTAATTATTTAATCCGTTAAATCCACCGAGTCCAACTGTATTAATTTGTGAAATCGCTCTATTAAAAGAGTTAGTATAAACTGAGTGAGGTGCGGTTGTTGCGGTAACAGTTGTTCCATCACAGGTATTACAAATAATCGAATTAACTCCCGAACTATTAACAGGTGTTATACATTGTGTACAAGAAGAATATGGACCATAAAAAACACCAACAGTTGTATTATTGATTGTTGTTGCTCCGGATGCGGTTAATGTTATACAATTCCCATCACCTAATTGATAAATTTTATTAAGTGAGTTTGCGGTAAGAATAGTGTCGTCAGTTATAAATGTAATAACTGAACCATTTCCACAAGTTGTTCCGGTAAAATATCTGTTTGCCATGATTTTTTATTTATAAATATCTAATTATTCCAAATATTTTAAATTTACTATTTGGAATTTTATTTGTTTTTTATATGTGTTTATTTCCCCACTACAAATAACCTTCATATCGACATAATATTCATTTGGAATTTTATCTCTTGTGTCAAACATAAAGTAATATTCGTTAGGTGTTCTGTTTATTTTTGTCCAATCTTGTACTTGAACTTCTGTTTGTCCTTCTCTAACATATACTCTGTAATACGCATCAACATTTGGGAGTAATTTATTCGTTGTGTACGCTTGTTTAATGATAACACCAACTTTTCTAATATCTGAATTATATATTTTTTCATCTTGTTTTAACCCATAAAAATCAAACCCATATACCTTTGGGTCAACAGACGAAGTTCCTATCTGAATTGAACGTTTTAGGGGGTACACTACGAAGTCATTTGTAGTATCAGGTAAAGAAAATCCATTTAATTTTAATCCCGACCAAATATCATAAAAAGCGCAAGGTGTGTGATACCCCAATAACGGTGGTATAGTAACTTCATAAACCCCTTTGGTTCTTTGACAAACATCCAAATAAGGACTAATTAAACCTAATATTGGTGAACCGTTAGAGTCCGAAATACATACTGACGGTAATTGGTCCAAATTAATAGGATTTCCATCTTCAAAAATATAAAGATATAATTTATTAACCTTACCTAATGAGAATGAATTTCTATCATCTTCGATTAAATCATTGTAGTTTGTTTCTAAGAATGGTTCGTAGAATGTTTGTGTATGTCTAGTAAAGAATTGGACCTCGTAATTTTCGGTTAAACCTGTTAGATTTTCTAACTGTGGTAGATAAGCAATTCCCCAACCTGTGACACCGGTTAAACTACCATTTAAAATAGCGTTAATTTCTGTTGTCATATCGAATGATACGTTTTCATTACCAAATTGGAAGTGTTGTGTATCAACTATGGTCAATGCACTATATGGGGTGGAACCAGAATTATTGTTATTGTAGATACCTTGTTCTGTCCAACCACTTAATGTTGTTGTTTGAATCCAATTGGATGGTCTTGTTGAGAAATTTTTGTCGGAATTACTATAGTCATAGATTAAATCCGCAAAGTCATAACCAACACCTTCATCCCAAATTTGTATATCAGGGATTCTAAATAATATTAAATCGAAGGATGTGGCTCTCAATCTACCTTGAGATGTTGTTGTGTTTAACGTTTCAAGATTAAACGTTGATGTATTAACCATTCTTAACGTGTGTACCATCGTATCGTTACAAGTGTTAGATATTGTTCCATCAGATACTTTTTCTTGAAGAAGAGATATATCTAAATCAAAAATAAAACGACTAAAACCGTTTGGGTATTGTGAAGTGGCTAACGAACCATAAAATAGTTCTGTAACAGGGTTTCTCCCCGTGTTTGTCAGACTATTTGATATGATTGTATTATTTTTACTAAAATAGGAATTGTTAATTGACATAAAATCTTTTAACAATAAATATTTAGTTTATACGAATATTTTGATTTAGAACAGTATTATTTACATCGGCTAGTAATTGGTTGATACTAGTCTTGGTTGTTTTAGAACCTTGTGTTGCTTCATCCGGTACCATATTAGCGTGAGGGTGAACGTGATTGTTTAGGAATTCCACAATTTTCTCAATCAGTTTAACCAATTCTTCCCCCCTAACAGTCGAATATGTTTTATCATATAATGTTTGTCCCGCACCAATAAATTTATCTTGTGGAATACCATATAAAGTGTTTGAAAGATTTATTTGTCCTTTGGGACTTGTAGAATTTTGTGATAGTAAAAATATTCGTTGGGCACCTAATGCTCCATAGGTAATATCTTCGTTTTCAAATGTTGTTGGTTGAATTTGTTCCTCTTTTAAAGTTGCTTGTGGACCAAACAAAGGTTTACCCCCTTTATTTTCTGAAACTAAAAACCACCCATCTTCTTTTGAATTATTCAATTTAATGTTATTAAAAAATCTTTTGTAGTTAATGTATTCAACAACATCGACTAATGCTGTTGTTGGTGTAAACTTTTTACCTATCTCGTAGGTTTGTTTTGATGGTGTAACAACAAATGGAAATTGATTAGTAATGTTTTGAGGGTTATTAATAGTAATACCAGTAAATGAAACATTTGAGTCAAACATTTTTGAAATAAAATCGTTAATTGTTTTTACCGATTCTTCAAAAGATTTACCCATAAATGATATTGACTCTAATTCTGCTCCATAATCCTCACCACTTGTCAAATTTAATATTGTATCATACTTAAAGTTGTCCGTATTAACTTTAACCCCACCTTTAAGATTATATAGTTTAACAGACCCCGTAAACATACTTACGGAATTATCTAAGTTTGCAATATCCCAAACAATCATTTTTTTCACTAATTGAATGTTCTGTACTAACCTATATTTGGTTTCACTTGGTAATGTTTTTTTAGTTTGAGTAAATCTGGTTAATTGTAAAAATGCTCGATTTTGATTAGCTATTGGGAATTTATCTTTGGATAGTTCTTTTGTTTTACCAGCACGTATTAACACCTCATTTTCTTTTACAATAACATCGGCAGTTCCTCTCCCCAATAAAGCGTTATCACCCGGTTCAGGAAATACGCCTCGGCTATTATCATCTCGGTATTCACCATCTTGATTTTTAATACTCATTCCCTGTTTTATCCTATCACCTGTCGCCAAGAATTTTTTAGCTCCTTGGAAATGCTCAAAAGGTGTTGTCATTGGAGAAGAAAACGGCCCTTGAAGATAGAATTGATTTTGAAATGGGTATTTTTTATTCATATAAATAATATGAACGTACTCGTCTTTTTTAGGTGTTTGACTAATATAAAATGGTAATAACGGTAAGAAGATTAGAGGGTCCTTAGATGTCCAAGCATCGGTTTCTTCATTCCAATCAGCAACTGACGCAATGATATCATTATAGTTTTTAGTTTCAGGGATAACTCGAATTCTACCCAACATCATAGGGTCCTGATTATCATAAACGTATCCCGGAAATAATATTTGATACTTATTTTCGTTATCTATTGTCATTTGGTTTTATTCTTTTTTGATATTCTTTTAATATAGTGTTGTAAGTTAATTCTAATTTATCTAATTGTTCGGTCCCTTTTAAAACCAATTTTTTAGTAAATTCAAAATCTTCTATAAGATAATCCATCGCAAGAATTAAATCTTTATTCGACGACGTTTTATGTTCTTTTATTATTTGTAGTACTTTTTCAGATTTTTCTTTTTTATCCATAATTAGAATTTTTTACCGTATGAACTGGTAGGAACCGTTAAGAATGCCGGAGTCACAACTAATGGACCTACAGCAATCTGAACTTTATTATTTTCAGCGTCTTCAAAGGCCATAGCCTTCATTTGTCCAAATTTAGATAATATATCCAAATTTGGAGCTCCACTTGGCATTGCTCCGGTAGGAATTCCCAAACTTTGCATTTCTTCTATAACCCCAATAAAGGCTCGAGATTCAGAATAACCATCTAATAGTTGAGCAGCATATAGAAACGGTAATGGAATACCACTACTCATCCCCGGAAGATTTAATAAACCTAACAACGCTAATATGTCATCTATTAAATTTTTACATTTACGATAATCAGTTATTAATCCAATAATTGCTAGTAACAACGCAAGTAATTTTAATATCATTGCGTATTTTTTAACAATTTTTTCTTTTGCAATATCTGATATAACTTGTTGAACAAGTTTTAAAATATCTTCTTTAATTAATTTGAATAATTCCTCAACAAATATTGCCCCCACTTTGGAAACTAAATTAATTAAGAATTTTTTAAATATTTTAGCAAAATCAACAAATGATGTAATATTGTCAGCTAATGTGTTACCCAACGCTTTATACATCGTAATTATTGGTAATATCATTTTTGGGGTAATTAATGCCCCAATCATTCCATTAGTAATTAATTTTATGAAATTTGTATCAACAACAACTTGTGGGTCAAGATTGATACCAACACCAATCCAAGCAGGGTTATTAGCCAATACGTTTGTGATGTTATTAGCGGCATTTTCAAACTCAGACCCTTCATAGAAATTTAGTTGACCCAACGCACCAACAATCTCGTCAAAATTAACAGGTAAATCAATATTATCACAATCCTCAAATTGAATAACACCTTTTTTAATATTTGCTGTTCTAATGTCAATATTTCTTAAATCAATTTCGGTGAATTCAAAAAATGAATCATCAACACCATCCAACTCAGGTAATTTAGCAATACCACTGGTATCGATTTCATTTCCTCTACTATCAAAACAAAGTCCTAAAATTCTAGCCAATATTAATTCAGCCTTACTAGCATTTTCAACTTGGGATGTTCCAGCATTAATCTTCATAGATATTGCCCCGGATAAAGATTCCATAATAGAACCAATAATATCAGTGTCTTCAGCCATTCGTATGGTATCGTAGTAATCAACCATAAATTCACCAACTCTAAGAGGACCTGTCCGACTACTTAAATTAACCTCATACCAAGGTCCTGTCGTATTATCAACGGGATGATTTTCAAAATATTTAATGGTGAATAAATCTTGTCCCGATTTACCCACGTGAGTATATTGAGAACTATCTTGTGTTAATTGGTGTAATTGTCGATTCATCGAAAATGGAACCTGTCCTACCTGTATAGAACTTTTTTCGTAAATAACCACACCTACTTCACCTTGGGGGTCAATTAATAATCGATTAAATAAATCAATAGAATTAACCTTTACATATATTGGTCCCGGAGCGTAAGTTTGTTGTTGGTCACAACCTAAAGCTGTCAAACAATCTTTTATAACTATTGTTCGTAGTTTTGGTTGGACGTTTTTTATTGTTCGTATTAAAAGTTTTTTAATATATTTTGGCGAACCACTTCCGTTACCGCCTGACATATTAGATAAATCTAAAAGTTGTTCAAATTGATTTTTAACTTGTTTCTGATATCTTTTAGTTTGACTTTTAACACTAGTTAAAGATTCTGAAACTTGGGATTTCGTTTTTTCAAATGAACTTCCGGATTTTTTGGTAGCATCATTATATTGCGACTTAATATCTGTAAAGGATTTGGTCGCATTAAGTTTCTTTTGAATTTTATTATAATCAAAATTAATATCTAATGATGGCATATTATATTATTTTTTCATTTTATAAGAATCATTATCTTTTGAGATATCTTTTTCCATTAGAGTTCTAAATAATTCATCATCACCAATATCGGTAATTGAAAAATTACTTCCATTATCTTTATTGGCGTTAGATTTTTCCCACATAGTCGATTGTAGTTTTGATAGCGTTAATTTTTTCTCAATACAGTCGTTTACTATTTTTTGTTGTTTTTCGATTACCGGACCAATAAGTGTCATATCTTCCGGTTCTTTCATCATAGTCAACATTTTGTTTTGAATTCGTATAGCAGTATTACGTTGTTCTACAACTTCGTTATAGATTTCCTGCATCAACGATAACATTGATTCTTTTGAAAGATTTATTTCTTTTTTTGTTGGTCTTCCCATAACAATAAATATTTAATATTGGGTTTTATTTAACCATAGTTTGAACTAGGTCAAAATACATATTTTTGTATTTCTTCATAGACCCTCTAATTTCTTTGGTTGACAGATTAGTCATTTCTCTTAATGAGAGTAATATAATATTCTTATTAAATTTATTATTGTCGTTACCAACAAAAATATTTTCATAATTATCGAATAAATCGTATAATGCCTGTCCGAGTTTTACCTCGTTTTCACTTAGATTTTCATTTTTAATGAATAAATCTAATTTGATTAAAAAATGGTAGATGACCCTTTCGGAGTCTATATTATCATTTTCAATATAATATGCAAACCCTTCATCATTTTCCAAACTAGATGAAATATCCTCATATGAGATTTTTCGATTAGTTTCTTTTTGGTCTTTGATGATTTGTCCCATAAGATAATTCTTACATATGGTACCAAAATAAGAGTAAGCCTTCTTTTCTTTGGAAGGCTTAAACTTATCAATTTTTGTTATTAAGAATGAGTGAGTGTCTGTATGGATTTCATTAAAGTCCATATCTTTTCTATATAATTTGTATCTTCTAATAATTGAAGATATCATCTTATCCAAAGGTTTTAATAAAAACTCATTATAAATTTTATTTCTTTCGTGGTGACACTCGGTTTGTAAAAATCGAACAACAGCTAATTCTTCACGAACATCAAAATAATTTAATTGGGTCGGTTTTCTACCTTTCTTCTTTAACTCAACGCTGGTGTCTCCTGTCAAATTAACTAATTCAGTCATTACGATTCTTGTGATTCGTATTTTATGGCTCTGTCGTTAATAAAGAAAAATTCTTTTTTTGCTGACTCTACCCAAAATTTAACCTCATCAGGTGATATAGCATCATCACCATTTTTATAGTTCCAAAAAATAGAGCCTTCTCTTAAATTCATATGTTTGTAACCAATTTTTGGTATTGACATAATTTTTATTGAGTTATAAGTCATTCTTAAAAAGAATTCATACCCAAATGTTAATTTAAATGATGGTTTTAATAAACCATAATCAATAAACGATTCTTTTTTAATCACAACCCCCGATAGTTGGAAATTTTGATAATCCATTAACGTTTCGTTTGTTAGGATACCCATTTCAGGTGTGAAATTAGCTGCGAATGTCGCCTCATTTGTAAATCCCGCAAATTTTGTATCACTATCAACATCAACAACTATTGGTAAAAACGCTGACACGTCAGTGTATATCTCAGAATATTTTAAAACATTCTTAAACCAAATTGATGAATACTCATCATCAAACTCGAACAATGATACCCACGTTGATTTAGCACTTCTAACACCGTAGTTGATTTGAGCTGAATAATTTGGTTCTTTGGTCCACTCAACTTTAACTACCGGTAAACTACCGAAGTCAAACTCGTTTAAGTATTCCACCAAAGAAGTTTCATTAGTGTGAACAATAACAAGTTCATTTATTTCTGTTTTTTGTATTTGTAACGAATCAATAGCCTTTTTAAAGTATTCGTCAAAATTTCTTACTTTGGATGATTTAATTGGTAAAATTACCGATACATCAAATTTTGTAGTTTCTTCCATCTTGTTCTTAAATTGTTTGTAGTTTAGATAATTGTTCTGTAAATGATTCTTGTCTTGTTAACAAATACCTACTAAATAATTTTACAGATTCAGTTTCAAAAGTCTCTTTGGTTGGTAATGAATCAACAGTTTTTTTCATTTCAATGAATAAGTTTTCATTCACATTATCCTCTAACCAATTTTGTAAATAATCAGCAATGAAATCAACTAATTGTATTTTATTGTTAATCCATAACCCATTATCTTCACCCATCCATTGAGGTACTAAATTAGGTACTAATCCCAACACAGGAACACCACATTTCATAGATTCTAATGGGAATGTTCCGTAAGCACTTGATTCATCAATCCAAACCGATAAACAAGATTCATCTAAACCAGCCGCAAACTCTTTTTCAGTTAAGCTTCTCATATCTCTAAATGTAATCCATCGATATTGGGGGAATTTAATATAAAACGATTTAATTAGGTTTACAGTATCTCGTTGGTCTCTTGAATGGACCGTGATGATTGGTTTTGATGGGAATTTTTGAGGGATAAATTTATCTGAAATATAAGGGGTTAAAATATCAAACGATACATTTCTCATAACAGATTCGATTTGTTCTTTTTGTTTCTCAGAAGTTGTGATACATTTTAAAAATCCTAAATCGTTCCAAGTTTGTCCTGGCTGTAATGTCTCCAACATATAGTCGTAAGATTGACATAACACAATTTTACCACAAGGTAAGTTAGTGATTTGAGACATTACGAATCCGTATAATTCTGGAATAACGATTAAATCCTCAGGTGAAACTTCCAAGTTTTGACCTTCAATAGATTTATGTGGTAAAGACATATACTCTTCACCTAACCATTCTGACACACCAGTATAATCAGGTGTTTCGTGTAAAATAATTGGATTATAACCAGCATTTAATAATGCCAACCCTAATCTATAGATATAAGCAATCGATGCTTTGGCGTTACCTTTTGTGTCTTGAGCAATAAGATAAATTCTTGATTTCTTATTCTTCATAGTCTCAATTGACAACTCTAATTTTGTAATTTGTTCTTGATTCATATTATATTGTATTTAATAAGTTTTTATATAATAACGTATTAAACGCTATCTTAAATGGTATTGATAAATTATTTGTTCCTTTTGAACCTAGTTGTTCATCAATCTCTTCTGGTTCATCCATAATGATTTCCAACATTAATTTAATACTTTCGTATTTTATGATACTGATGTGTGTCGTGTCAGTTACACCGCTTGTCGGTGTTGAATCTTTAATTTGGACATAATCATCAATTTTGTCTAAATCTAAATAGTAATGTTCTCCTAATACTTTTAACATTATAATAGTTTTGTTAATTCACTTTCTAATTCTTTAAAACTTGTAATTGAATAGTCCGTGGTAATATGTTTATTGTATTCCGTTTGATATTTTATTACTGTTTTATCTGTCGGATGTTCTAATAATAGTGTAGGGTTGGCCGTAAGTAAAACATCAATTTCATCCCACATAGAATTTATTGTAATATTACTATAAAATTTCACCTTTTCTAACTGACATCCAAATTTAGATAAGAAGAATAACGATGCCGGTTTAGACCTACCCATTTCATCTGAAACTATTAATAGTTCGTGATTATCTCTTAAATTCATATACAAATCATTTAAATCATTAAATGTTGAATATTCAGATGACTGAGAATGCCCAAATATTTCCATCGGAAACTCCTCATATAAAAATGAATATAATTCTTCATCTGTTTGGAATTTAAAGTGATTTCTAAGGTTTAAACTATCAACCGGTAATGATATCTCATATTTAAAAGATTCTTCATCCTCTAAACCCTCCGTCTTATCTATCATATATTTTTGATAGGTCTGTTCTATTTTATCTATCGTATTTCTTAATACTCCATTAATCTCAATTGCTATTCTCATCCGGTTCGTTGTCGTATTTACGTAATATTTTACTAATTAATGGGTTTCTCACAATATCATTTTTATCTTTAAATTCAAATGTCGATACATAGTCATCATCTCTAAACTTTTCGATTGCATCCCATAAACCACTATGGGTTTTATTTTTATATTTGTCTGATTGTTCCACATCACCTGAAATGAAGAATTTACTGTTAAACCCAATTCTAGTTAAAAGAAGTTTCATTTGACTTGGGGAAGCGTTTTGACCTTCCTCAAATATTAATATTGAGTTGTCAATATTCATACCTCTCATAAACGCTAACGCAAATACCTCAATAACCTCAATCTCTTTTAATTTCTCTCGAGATTCTTTACCTATAATTTTATTTAATAGATAGTAAGATGGGAAAATATATGGGTCTAATTTTTCTTCGACGTTACCCGGTAATGAACCTAATTTCTCTTCAGCCTCAACGGCCGGTCTAACAATAATAATTTTCTCATAAGGTGTTTTTGGGTCTGAAAGTAAATCAATCGCCGCTTTCATTGTTATGTAACTTTTACCAACACCTGCTGGTCCGGAACAAACTGTTATCTCACTATCGATTAAAGTATCGTAATACTTTTTTTGATTTATAGTTAAAAACTTTTCTTTAGTTTTTCTCTTAATGATTTGACCAATTAAATCTTTTTTACTTACCGGTTTACCGGATACCTCCGAAAATGGGGTTGTACTTGGTTTCTTTTTTCGCTGTTCAGCCATTTTTATTATTTGTTATTACTGTGATGTATGTTTAAAAGATGATTAATAATCCGTTTAGAGGTTAATCCATCCCATAATTCAGGTGTTTTACTTAATTTCCATTTATTATTAAGTATTGATTTAATATTATCGTTTAATTTATTTAAATCATCACCAATTAACACATTAGACCCAAACTCAACAGTTTCAGGTCTTTCTGTTGTGTCCCTAAGAGTTAGACAAGGTATATTTAAAAAAGTTGTTTCTTCGGATATACCACCGGAATCAGTTATTACACCAATAGAATTTTTTATCAAATAGATAAACTCCAAATATTTTTGGGGGTCTATTAAAACAATATTTTTAAAATCAAAGTTTAATTGTTCAATCTTAATTCTTGTTCTAGGGTGTACCGGAAAAATAACCGGTAAACCATCAACAGAATTATCGATAAAGGTTAGTAACGATTCTAATTTACTTAAACTATCAACATTACTAGGTCGATGTAAGGTCATTAAAAAAAAACGTTTTTCGATTAACGATAACAAGTCAATATCAGTTGGTTTTTGTATGTGTTTAATATTGTTGATTAAACAATCAATCATAGTATTACCAACAAAAAAAATTTTGTTTTTATCAACATTTTCTTTTATTAAGTTATTATTTGCTGATTCACTTGTGGTGAAAAAATAATCACTAATACTATCTGTTATTAATCTATTAATTTCTTCAGGCATTGTTCTATCAAATGACCTAATTCCGGATTCAATATGTGCCACATCTATCATTAGTTTTTTAGCTACCACAGTACAAGCCATTGTTGAATTAACATCCCCAACAACTATAACAATATCCGGTTTATTTACCAATAGTTCCTTTTCAAATTCAACCATAATACACGATGTTGATTCTGATTGTGAACCACCATTACAATTAAGATTTAAATGGGGTTTCGGTATTTGTAATTGCTCAAAAAAATCGTCACTCATCATTTTATCATAGTGTTGACCTGTGTGTATTAATCGGTAATCAATTTTTTTCTCAACGTTATTAATATTTTCAATTTCACGAATAATTGGTGAAATTTTCATAAAATTAGGTCTCGCACCAACAACTAAAGTTAATTTCATAATTATAGGGTTTTCATCCAATCGATAGTTTTTTTCACACCTTCTTCTAAACTAACCGTTTGTTTATGATTTAATTCTTTAATTGAAAGTGTTAAATCAGGTGTTTTTGTTTTTGTTGTTAGTGGTTCGGATTCTTTATATGTTATTAAATTTCTATCAGCGCCGGTATAATCCCAAATAACATCAACTAATCTTTCAATATTGTGATATTCGTTACTACCTATATTATATATTCTACCGTCAATAAAATTATCAGATATGTTTGAAATTGTTGTTACCGCATCATCAATATATGTACTCGACCTAAAATGATTTGTGTAAACAGTTACCGGTAATCCTTTTATTGCGTGATATGTAAATTTACAATTTACCGACCTATATGGGTGATAAAATTCTCCGGGACCGTAGGTGTTAAAAATTCGAACAATTACGGTTTGTGTTTTTTTAAGGATTCTAGAATTTCTTATTTGCATCTCATTTGCCCATTTACTAATCGCGTAATCATTCATTTGTTTAATCTCAACTTCATCCATTATTTCTTCTGACATTACCCCGTCGTAATCACCATAAACCTCTGAGCTTGAAAAATGAACTAATTTAAACCCGTGTTTTTCTTGTAATCTTAAAATATTTTTTAAACCAATAGCGTTAGTTTTCCAAAGTTGTTCATAAAAATCCTCACCATTCCATCTACCAAATTCAGCTGCTGTATTGTAAACCATATCAAAAGGACCAAAATTTTCAATAACCCTTTCGAGTTGTCTAAATTCTCCAATATCACATCTACAATAATCTTGATGTTCAGAACTCATTGTTTGAATAAATCCACATTCACCTGGCGCGTGGGGTAAATCAATCCCGAAAACAATATGATTTTTATTTAAAAGTTTTTGTTTAAGTATTGAGCCGATAGACCCTAATACCCCCGTAATTAAAATTTTCATTTTTTTTATTTTTTTTTGTTTATTTTTTTATTAAGATACCAATACCTCCCCAAACACTATTTTGACCCTGATTACAATATAATGTTTTAGAGTCTTCAAATTCATCTTTTATCTCTTTCCAAAAATTGTGTACATAACAATTATGCGATTCGTGGAAAGAACTTTCGTGTACGTCGTGAAATGCTATTATTCCACCTTCTCTAACTAATTGAGAATACATTTTATAATCTTGTTTAACACCTTCGTAACTATGGTCACCGTCAATAAATAATAGGTCTAATTTTTTTCCGTCTAATGTCTTAATCACACGATTTAAAGTTTCTTCTGAATGACTATTACCTGAAATATAATTGAAGTTTGTAAAAGTATTTAATAATTTTGACCCATAAATTTCTGAATCCCCAATATTATATTTATATTCGTCGAATCTTGGGGGGTTTGGTTGGTCTATTGTTATTAAATTTTCACAAAGATGACTTAAGAAAATAGTTGTTCCTCCATCATAACAACCTATCTCTAAAGCTTGTTTAATTGGTGTAATCTCTAAAAGATGTTTAGAAAAATCTAACCATTCGTTTTTTTTCTGTTGTATTTTAAATTTTAAAGATTTATTCCAGTACTCTTCTAATTTTTCATCCATAATTCTAATTCTTGCTCTATTATTTTTTTATCTGTGTTACCCCAATTACAATTTGGGGATACTTCTTCAAAGATTGGTATATATCCCAAAATGTCAACAAAATGTATGAAATCTCTCTCAAAGAAATACCTATCACCAACAATATCATAGTGACCAATTAATTTTTCATTTAAAAAATTATTTTTTAAATTTTTTAAAAGTTCATTAAATATTGATTGTTTTACAACATAAAATGTGTTTACAAACATATAAGGTATGACTTCTTTTTGTTTTGATATATTAGAATATTTTTGCCAAATTTTTAATATTTTTTCCTTATCATAACCAGGTAAAAAACTTATATGAGTTCCATAACAACCGTATAAATTGTTAGATTCCAACCTATCTTCAATATAGTCCTTTTGACCCCAAAAGGAACTCATAGAAAATTTATGATATGATAAATTATTTGTGGTAACTCCTTTGCTGTGACCGAACCAAACAAAGTGACCTTCCAACGACCTTTCATCTTTTATAATCAATTCAATTGCTTTCTGATAACCGCTAACATCAGAATTAACATATAAATCAGGGTTAACATTACCATAAGTTATATCCAAACCATTATTTTTATAATTTAAAATTATTTTTTCCCATTCAGGGGTAGTGTTAACTTGTATTCCTATGTAAATTCTATAGTTTAAAAAACTTTTTTCCATCTCATTTAAAAAATCAACACCTCTAAATAGTTGGTCTTCATTTGGAAAAAACGAAGAATATATTACAACGCCCTTCATATTTTTTATCTTATTGTATAATTGTAATATAAATTTTTATTTTTCTCAATTAATTCCTTAGCATTTAAAATTTTATTACCACTATTATTATAGTGGTATTGATGTAAAACTAAAGGGTTATCTACGATTTTAAAATCACATATTTTATTAACACGATATAGAAATTCATTATCGTCATAAGCTAATCCTAAAGCATATTCTTCATCAAAACCACCAAGAGTTTTTAATTTTTCATTATAAATTGCCGACGCAAAATGATATCCTACCGGTCTATATGAGGAATGGTTATACCACGAATCATCCCCATCAAAATTAGCACCTTGATTATTAGTTATTAAATTTTCATAACTAGTAATGTTATCCATATTTTCACAAATATTGTTAGTTTTATCTTCACTTATTGAATAACAAGCAAATGAAAAATAATCATTTTCTTTTAAGTTATCGTTTACATAAGTGATTATATCTGTTGTATGTAAACATTCAGGATTTTGTATAATAACAACATCACCGGTAACGTGTTTGAATCCAACGTTAAAAGGGACACAAGGATTACAGTACCATTTATTTTCAGGTTCTATTCGTATTAACTTAATGAAGGGAAATTCTTGTGTTAAATCCTCAAGTCTGTTTTCATCTGAAGATGCGTCATCAACAATTATAAATTCAAAGTCTGTATGTTTTGTTTTTGATATACTCTTTAAAGTGTTTACCAATAATTTTTTTCGATTAAAATATGATGTTACAATGGATATTCTCATTTTGATAGGTCATTTGTTTTTTTTACTTTATGTAATTTACTTGGTAACCCCGCTAATAGAACGTCATTAGGGTAAACCCAATTATCATAGTGATTTACAAGTTTTTCAACATCGTTTTTAAAATTAACTAATGCGGAACTATTTGTTAATTTTTTTCTTATATCATTCCTAATATAAGAGCCGTGGTGCATTTGGACGGCATCTCTATTTAATATTAATGGTTTTGCAATATTCGACATTCTCCTTGTAGGGTCAACTAAAACCGGAGTATTAGCACCAAAAACATATTTTGAAGTTTCTTTTATTTTGTAAATTAAAGCAACATAATAATCTTCAGGTGGGTCTAATATAAATTCCCAAGTCTTATAATAAGTCAACATTTGACAATATGACGAATCATAACCGTCTCGGTCAATTATTTGTTTTAAGTTTGAAAATTGTGATTCTAAATAAATTTCATCAGAGTCCATAGACATATGGTGTGAGCATCCAAAATTTTTAGATAACATCAACCCTAAATTTCTTTTTTCCACTTCATTAAAGTGGGGACCTTGATTTAGAATTGGGGTATATTCAACCAATTCATCAATTAAACCTTCTGATTTTAATTTTAGTAGTAATGGTATTAACTCGGAATCACAAGGATTACCATAGTTAGACGTAATTTGATAGACAACACTAATGTAATCAACCAAGTTTCGTATTTGGTTTATAGATTTTTCAAGTAATTCCTCACCATCGAATAAATTATAACTAATTCCTAATTTCATTTTGTAAAAATAATGTTTTTTTTAAGTTTATCAATATTTTTAATCACAAAAGGAAGTAAATTTTTATTATAATCCATTTGTAATTTTTCTATTTTTTTTTCATCATCATTTCGAGTGATGGATTCATAATGGTATGATACTAACGAGCCGTCGTTATAATTTGTCAAACCTAATAATGTGCATTTTAAATTTAATTCAACATCCTCAAAACAACTGATATAATTTTCGTTGAAGTATTCACAATTTTCAAAAATGGTTTTCCTAATCATTAAAAGACCACCTGTATTACCAAAAACAGTGTTATTAGTTAGTGTGTAATTATAATAAGAGTGTAATCCAATATGTGACACATTAAAAATCCTATCTGTTCCAATTATACCAAAGACTCCATTATGTTGTACTGTGTTGTCCTCAAAATGTAATCTACAACCAACTGTTCCGGTATCTTTATTGTCTTTAAAAATTTTTAACATACCATAAATCACATTATTTAATAATTTAATATCATTATTACTAAACAATAAAAATTCATATAAATTATCTACGTGATTTTTAACAATATCATTATTTATTTTGGCAAAATTATAATAATCATACTCAATCAACTTAATATTACCAAATGGTAATATATTAGTTTTAATCCAGTCTTTTTCATCGTATGTTGAACCAGTATCCGCAATAAAAACATCAAATAATTCTGAATTACAATTATCATAAAAAGATTTTACACAATTGAATAACATCTCAACATTACCCTTGGTAGGGATTATTATTGCAACTTTACCAATATTTTTTAAAGGTTTTTCTTTAATTTTTGGAACATATATTTCAGTTGGTTTTAAATCTAACGGTAAATTCCAATCCCATTTCTCAATAAATTTAAGTCTACTTTCCCAAAATTCCTCATTTGGTTGTCCAATAGATTGATGTGTAATTTCAAATGACGATGTGACACCAATTTTAACACTATCAATAAAATTAGGTATACAGAATAAATGGTCATAAAAATGAAATTTACCAATCGTTTCATCAAATTGATGTTTTATTTTTGTTTTATTAAATGAGATAAATAAACCATCAATTGTTACGACAGGTATTAAAAATGGTAGTTTTGGGGAGTACTTATTTAACCATTTGTTTTGTCCGGTTGGGTGATGATAAACCTGTCCAACCATTGTTTGTTGCATTCTCTCCCAATAAACTCCAGATTCAGGAAAATAACAAGAACCGGCTTTTCCAATAATACCGTAGTTCGGATTATCATTAAAATCTTTTAATAGTTTTTTACCCCAACCTGACTCTAATTTAATATCATTGTGACAACATACCACAATATCATTTTCTGACTCTGAAATACCCTTATTATATAGTTCAGATAAACTAAATTGATTGTGGTTAACATACTCTAAAATTTGAACATCTTTTAACCCGACAGTTTGTAACAAATGTTGTTTAAATTTGTTATTATATGTTTCGTCTTTATGTGTTGAATAAATTACTGTTATCATACTAATCCTGTGCTACCGAAACCATTTTGTCCTCGTTCTTTTTTGTTTATTTTCTCAACTTGATTTAATCCAACCCATAAACCATTAACCACAGGACAAAGAACTGCTTGTCCGAATTTCATACCTTTTGGTATTGTAACCTCGGTTGGGTTTGTGTTAAATATAATTCCTTTAACTTCACCGGTGTATCCATTATCAACTGTTCCGGGAGAGTTTAAGACCATAAGTCCTTGGTTGATGGCCAATCCACTTTTTGTTCTCACTTGTATCTCAAAACCATCTCTAATATCAAATGCCAACCCACTTGGAACAAGTGCTCTACCAAAGGCTGGAATCACAACATCCTCAACGGAGTGTAAATCAAACCCTGAGTCACTATCATAGTTATATTTTGGGTGAACGGCATCCGGATGAAGAATCTCATAAGGTAAATCTAATTTAATACTACCTTCTGAGATGTCTTTTTCAATTTGGTCTAAATCAATATCCATTTCTTTTAAAATGTCATCGTAATCAACCTCTCCTGTTTCAGATGAGAATGTTTCCTGTAAATTAAGTAATTTCTCTCTTAATTTTGATAAATCTTCAATATTATCTAACATTATTCTAATTCTTTTAATTTTTTTATTACGTCAATTAAGACTAACACGTCACGTTCGCAATAAGCGGTGATTTCAGGTAACATATCTTTGTTCCAATATGCGTCGTGAACTTTATCTCCGGTAACATCACCTTCTTTTGGTGATGGAACTTCCATACAAGAACACATAAGGTCTAATGAACCAATTGCGGTGTAAGCTCCGTATTGCCAAATTTCTTTGGTATCAATCGCTTTAATCTCCCACGGTTTAGTATCATATGACGGTAAAAGTGTCGGTGGCATCAATCCATTGATAATCATTCTTTTTGCTAACATCGGAATATCAAAATTCTTTAAGTTATGTCCGCAGAGATAAAAATCTAATTTACCACAACGATTAAGTAAAGATTGACAGTCTTTTAGTAATGCTCTTTCATCATCACCTGAAAACGATTGTTTTTTAATGTCACCATTGTCCATAACAAAGGCAACACTAACACAAACAATTTTTGCAAACTCAGGAACTAAAGCCGCTCTTTTTTCAAAAACCTTATCGGCAGAAAAACCGGCATCTTCCGGAAATCTCTTTTGAAACCAATCAAAATATTTCTCAAATTGTTTTGCAACATTTGGATTACTAACTTGACACTCGGTGTAGTTCTTACACCCACCAACAGTTTCTATATCAAGAAACAATATTTTGGTTAAAGGTATTTTTATCATTTTATTACTTAATTAAGGATTTGTACCACTCCGCTCTATTCTTTGTAACCACATTAAGGTCATACTTGTCCTTAACGGTATTATATAATCTCTCACCTAATACTTTAATCATTTCAGGATTTTGAACTAATTTCTTAATAGCTTTAGACCAATCACTATGATTTCTACCCTCAGGAATTAAAATCGCATTACCTTCCTCGTTAAACTCACCATTTTTCAAACAGTGAACTAAATCGATGGTATATGGACCAACTTCGGAAGCAATTAACGCTTTCTTATAGAACCCTGCCTCAATCACTTTTAATTGAGATTTCATTCTATTAAAGATGTGATTTTTAATCGGTGCCAAAGATATATCAAATTTTGAATAATTCATAGCATAAGTCGTAACAGGTTTGGTCCAAACTCTAACATATGGTAAACTATTTCCTGAATTATATTCGGTTTCTTTAAATTCTAATAAAAACTTTTTATATTCGTCATCAATGGTGTTATACTTATTAGTAAAAATTTCCTCATAACGAGTCCATACCGTTTCGTGTGGTAAAATATCCCTTTGTTTTTCTTCACCTGTTTGAGGATTGATTTCAGTTACAGTTCCTCGTATATCGAAACCACAAATTACATATTGTAATTTATCATTTATATCACTGTTTTTTTGAACAAAATCACCAAGTAATGCTAAATCGTGTAAGTGAGACGAACCACCTAACCATCCAACTCTAATTTTATCTGAAGGTGGTGTTGGTTGATTAAACTGTAATTCTTTTGGGTTAATAGCATTTGGAAATACAATAACGTTTTTGTTTAACTTTTTGATTTCATCGGCAAATATCTCGGTGGTTGTTGTAACATAACTCGCCGCTCTTAGATTATTTTTGATTTTTTCATCAATTTTATGTTTAACAATGATACTATGTATTGGATGTTCAACTGTTGGTAACCAATAATCATCTAAATCAACAATAACTATAATACCTAATGACCTTAACCATTGGATTAATTGTGGTGCAATATTATAATCTTGTCCAATTGTCCTGTGAGCGTGAATTATCTGATATTTTTTCCAATATTCGATATTATTTATCTGTGGTTGATAATCAATATCTACATGGAAGTCATCATTATAGAGATTTTGTAACATAACGTGGGGGTCAACAGAACGGAATTTCGAAACTCCCGTAGTATCTGAGGGCAGAACTAATACATTAATTTTTTCTTTCATATTTTTTTAATATAGTTTTAAGATTATTAGGTTTGTATAAATCACACTCCCAAATAACTTCTAAATTATAACCATATTTTTTAATATTATCAACTCTTAAACTATCTTCTACCCAAATTTCTTTAGCCGTCTTTTTTTTATGTGGATGTAAATATGTCTCATCATATTTATTAGGATTACAATGCCAATAGTCTCCATTAAATTCTATTATTAAATTTAACGATTCTATGTAAATATCACAAACATATCGACCAACGGAATATGACCCGATTGGACTATATTTTAATTTTTTAACCTCAGTTAATAGTTTTTTTTCTTTATTAGAAACAGAACTTTGTCTTGGAGGATTCTCAGATATTTTTTTTGAGATTAATTCAACAGTTTCTTTTGTATGCGTTTTACCATAAAATGGGTTCATTTCCCCAACCTGTAACTTTAACGAACAAGGTTTACATAATGAAGTCCCATTTATTTTTCTAAAGTGATTCCTACACGCAATTACTTTATCTTTTGAGGTTGTTTTAATGTCTTTATTACAATTTGGGCACTTACGGGTTACGTAATATTTTTCACCATCTTTTTTAATATCTAATGTGGAACATCTATCTCTTTTTCTTATGAGATTGTGTTTATGTAACACTTTAAGGATTGTTGGTTTTGATAATCCAACGATTTTAACAATTTTTATACTACTTTTTCCTTTTTTATATTCAGAAATAATTTTTTTTTCAGTTTTAATATCCATATACTTTATTTGTTTATAATAAATATCAGAGGTTTTATCAAAAGGAAACTTTATTATAACAAAAAACCCCAATCTTGATAGATGAGGGTGATTCTTTTTGAGTAAATAAAGTTAAGAGATTTTTTTAATCTTGGTCACTTTACCTTCAAATATATGTTTTCCAACTTTAAATGAAAAGACTTCGTTAGATTTTTGTTCCGATTCTGATAAGATTCCATTCTCTTGTAGGACTTCTTCCACAACTTCTCGAAGCATAGATTTTAATTCTTTCATATTAAAATTTGGTGATTGTGTTTGAGCACGTTCTTGTACTTGTTGTTTTGGTTGTGTTTCACCCTTTAAGTTCATTAATCTCGACGCTTTTTCAACTAATTCGTTAGATAATAC